ACAAGGCGTTGCAGATGTTCCGCGATAGCAAACCGGTTGAGCGTTGGGCAAGCCCGGAGCGCGACGAAATTACAAAGGTCATCAAGGCCGCTGCTGTTCCGGCAACCCGCAACTATGTCGTCTTCGACGACAGCCTGATCGACATCATCAAAAAGTACGGGCTCGCCGGTCTGCTTGGCGGCGGCGCTGCTGCCAACGAGATGATGTCGCAGCCGCAGGAGCAATACTAATGGCAGCCCTCACCAAAATGCAGGCGGCCGGCAAGATGGAAAGCCTGATTGGCGGCATGGACGACGCGGCGGAGGAAGCTCCGACGGCGGCCAAGAACGTCGCCAACCGCGCAAAGGTCATCAAGAACTGGGCGCTGGGGCCGACCAAGGCCAGCGTCGAGCCAGACGCCAACGGCGAATACTGGCAGCAGATGGCTGACCTGTGGGAGATCGACGAGGCGCAGGCCCGTCGCCAGCTGTGCGCCAACTGCGATTACTTCGACAACACGCCCGCCATGCAGGAAAACATGGAGAGCGTCCCGCTCGACAAGTTCGACCGAGACGGCGGCGGCAGGGGATACTGCGTCAAGTTCGATTTCATCTGCCACAATCTGCGCGTATGCCAGGCGTGGGAAGAGAAGCCGTTCGCTGAACCGGAAGACGAAGCAGAGGTGGAAGACTAATGCTTACCCCGATCGACATCGCCCGCAAGGCCAAGGAGATGCATGAGGACGCGGTCGTCGCGCACATCTTCACATACCTTGAGGGGCGCTACATCTCCGAGTGGCGCAGTGCGTCACCCGCAGACCTTCAGAAGCGCGAAGCTGCCTACGCAGCCATCCGAGCCCTGGAGGACATCAAGGTGAAACTTGGCTCGCTGGCAAATTCGCCGAAGGTCGAGGCTCACAACAACCGCAACGCCGTGAGGCGCTAAGGCTCAACCAATCAAACGTCGTGACGACGTTGGAAAAGGTAAAGATAGATGACTACCTCCGACACGCCCGCACAGGGCATCGGTTTATCTGAGGCTGCAAGCCAATTCGAGGCCATTCTGTCCGGTGATACCGGGAAGCAGACGCCCGAAAGGCACGCGGCTGACGAAAGCCCGGCCGACGATCAGGCCGAGGCGCTTGACGCTTCCGAAACAGAGGATGAGACGCTCGCCGATGAGGCTAGTGCCGACGATGAGGAAGCAACGGCTAATGACGAGGACGCCGACGAGGCATCCGATCCGCAGGACCAGCTGGTCACCGTTGTAATCGACGGCAAAGAGCAGCAGATCCCGCTGAAGGAAGCAGTCGCAGGCTACCAGCGGCAAGCCGATTATAGTCGCAAGACGATGGCCGTCTCCGAAATGCGCAAGCAGGTCGAAGCCGAGGCCAATCAGATCCAGCAGGAGCGTGCGCAGTACGCCCAACTCCTTGGTGCCTTGCAGCAGCAGCTGCAGGAGACAGTCCAGCGCGAGCCGGACTGGGAGAGGCTCTACGCCGAAGATCCGCTGGAGTACGTCCGACAGAAAGACCTCTACCGCGAGAACCAGGAACGGTTCCAGGCGGCAACAGCCGAGCAGCAGCGTGTGATGAGCATGATGCAGCAGAGCCAGGTGCAGCAGCTGAAGGAGGTCGTGAAGCAGGGCAGGGAACAACTCTCCGACAAAATTCCGGCGTGGAAGGACACAGCCCGCTGGGAGCAGGACCGAGTGAAGCTGCGCAGTTACGCGCAGAAGGAGCTCGGCTACGGCGAGGAAGAGGTTTCCCAGGTCTATGACCCGCGCGCCGTCGTCGCTTTGTACAAGGCGATGCGGTTCGACGAGATCATGGCAAAGCGCCCGGCGCCGAATGCGCAGACCGGCCCCAAGCCGATGCGCGCCGGCTCACCGCAGACTGCACCAGCACGTCGGACTTCTGAGATCACGCGACAAAAACAGCGTCTCGCTCAAACCGGCAGCGTCAAGGACGCCGCCAAACTTTTTGAAAGCCTGATCTAGGAGAAATAGTCATGGCACAGCCCACTAATCTGTTCGACCGCTACGACGGCACGAAGGCCGTCCGCGAAGACCTCGCAAATATCATCTATTCGATTTCACCTGAAGATACTCCGTTCATGTCATCCATTGGGCGCGAGAACGTGTCCAACACCTACTACGAGTGGCAGACTGACGCTTTGGCGGCGGCTAGCACGACGAACCAGGCCATCGAAGGCGACGAGGCCACTCTCGACGCCCGCGTAGCCACGACGCGCGTCGGCAACTACACGCAGATCAGCCGCAAGGTGATCGGTGTTTCTGGCACCGTAGAAGCCGTGGACAAGGCAGGAATGCGTTCATATTTGGCCTATGAGATGGCTAAAGCAAGCTCGGAATTACGCAGGGACATGGAGACTTCTCTCCTGTTCAACCAGGCTGCCGCTGTCGGCTCTGCCTCGGTTGCTCGCAAGACCGCCGGCCTGCCGGCTTGGCTGCGCGAGAACGTGAACAAGGCGTCGGACGGTGGCAACCCAACCATGTCGTCCACCAACGACGGCTACCCGAACGCTGGTCGCACGGACGGCACGCAGCGCGCCTTCACCGAAACCATGCTGAAGGATGTCATCCAGCAGGTGTGGGCTGAAGGTGGCGACCCGAAGGTCTGCATGATGGGACCGTACAACAAGACGGTCGCTTCCGGCTTCGCCGGCATTGCCGCCAATCGTGTGAACCAGACCGCGGGCGCCCCCAAGGCGTTCTCGATCGTCGCAACCGCTGACGTGTATCTCAGCGATTTCGGAAAGGTCGCGTTTGTGGCTAACCGCTTCCAGCGCGAGCGCGACGTGTTCGTCGTGGACCCGGAGTATGCGTCGGTTGCCTTCCTGCGCAACTTCCAGACCAAGGAACTCAGCGCCACGGGCGACTCGACCAAGAAAATGCTTCTCGTCGAGTACGGCCTCAAGGTGAAGACCGAGAAGGCTCACGGCATCATCGCCGACCTGACGACTTCGTAACGACGACGGGGGAGGGTGGAAACGCCCTCCCTACCTACCACTGCCGTGATGGCGGTTATTGTCCAGTAATGGAGTTATTCGTTGAAGCTACCCTTCTCATACGACCCGGTACTCGGGATCAAGCGGACGTTCCACGGCAGTGAGGACGGCAACACGTTTGTCATCCAGACGGAGCAGGACACGACCGGCATCGTCGAGGCGAACAAGGCCGCCTACAATGACGCGCCGGATCGCTGGGGCGACATGACCAGGGTCGCGTCGATCCCGCTGTCGCTGTACTTCGACCTGAAGAAGAAGGGGATTGCGGACGATCCTGTCGCCATGAAGCGGTGGCTCAATGATAGCGAAAATAGGTTTTTTAGAACACGCGGGGGCAACGTTTAATGGATGCCCCCATTTTGGAACGTTTTATGAGCAAGGTGCTTCCAGAGCCTAACAGCGGCTGCTGGCTGTGGGCTACCGGCCTCGACAGTAAAGGGTACGGAAGGTTTGGCAGCGGGAGCAAGAAGACGATGAGGTTATCTCATCGCATGGCTTATGAGCACTTTGTTGGCCCCATCCCCGATGGGCTGTTCGTCTGTCACAAGTGCGATGTGCGCAGCTGCGTAAATCCTGACCATATGTTTCTTGGAAATCACCAAGACAACATGACAGACAGGAACAGAAAAGCTCGTCAAGCGCGAGGCACGAAGCAGCACATTGCAAAAATAAATGAAGACATTGTGCGCTACATTCGTTCATCGCCAAAGAACGGCACAGAGTTAGCTGACGAAGTAGGAATAAATCAATCCAGTGTGTCGGCTGTCCGCACACGTCGAACATGGAAGCATGTAGAATGAGGCTTGCAATCTGTCTTCCGTGCCGTGATCAGGTATGCACAGGATTTGCGTATGACCTTGCGCGGCTGACCGCATATTTTGGCGCGACTAGAGTTCCTAAGGGCGACAAGCTTCACCTCTTTACCTCTGCCGGCACGCTCATTGCCGACCAGCGTATCAATCTGGCGCGCGAAGCCTTGAATGTAGGCGCAGATCATGTCCTTTACATCGACAGCGACATGCGCTTTCCGAAAGACGGAATTGATCGTCTTCTTGCACACGACAAGCCGATAGTTGCTGCTAACTACTCAACCCGTCGAATGCCGCCGAAGCCGGTTGCGTTTGCCGACAATCTTTGCCGCAAGACAGTTTACACGACAGAGGCGAGCACAGGGCTTGAGAAGGTCTATGCTGTAGGTATGGGCTTCATGCTTGTGGACACGAAAGTGTTCAAGGCAATGCCACAGCCATGGTTCAAAATCGGTTACTCTACTAAAGATGAAGATTTCTACGGTGAAGATATTTTCTTCGCCCATGAAGCCGCGAAACATGGTTTTGACACGTACATAGACCACGACCTTTCCAAAGAGGTCAACCACATCGGAACATTCGAATTCACATATCATCACGCCGAAGCTTGCATGAATGACGTGCTTGCTGCGGATGAACAGAAAAATGCAGCATAGGAGCGCAGCATGAGCGACAACTTTCAGGTTCCGAGCCGCGCCGCGGCGGTGACGCCTTCCGACACCACGCAGATATATGCCTCCGCCCTGTTCGTCGGCGGCGCCGGCAACGTGGCTGTCGTCACCGAGGGCGGCGATACGGTTACGTTCTCCGGCGTGCAGGCGGGTTCGATGCTGGTGCTGCGCATCAAGCAGGTGCGATCGACGAACACGACTGCGACCAACATCGTCCGTCTCTGGTAGACCGCGATGCCCGCGCTTGCACATTCCGTTTCGCTCAAATCGATCGATGTCATCTTCGGCGGGCATTTCGGCATCGGATCCGTGACGCTGCTGGGCAGCGAGTACGAAGGCTTTGCAATTGATTTCCTAGACAACACCGTGTCGGTGCGAACCCTTGTTGCTGACGACTTGATTGGCAACGAGGCTCAGGGCTTTGCCCTGGAGTTTGTGTCGAACACCTCTTCTGTGAGGATTTGAAATATGCCGACTACGACAGGCAAGGCCAGCGAGTTCATCACGTTCTCGCGCACGTCGAATGCGACGGTGACGGACAGCGACGGCAAGATCAAGTGGGCACCCCATAACCTCCTGCTGGCGAGTGAGCAGTTTGATAGCGCGAGTTGGACGAAATCCGCCAGCGCCAGCACGATCCCCGCCGTCACTGCAAACGCTGGCGTTGCGCCCAATGGAACGACAACCGCCGACCGCGTTGACTATGGCGTGATTGATGCAGCAGGCGATGTTTCCGCAGTCTACCAAACATTCACTGCTGTTGACGCAACGTATACGGCTAGTGTCTACGTTAAAGCTTTCGCCGCTGGTGATGTCGGCAAGAAGGTTTGGATATACGGCTACGACACTGCCTTTCGTGGCACTACTTCGGTAACGCTTACGACGAACTGGCAGCTTCTGACAACGAGTGTCAATCTTGCGGCGGGCAACAGGGATTTTTATGTCGCAACGCTGGGTTCGACCTACGGCGGCGAAAACCAAGGTGCAGTTTCCGTGCTGCTCTGGGGCGCTTCCCTCTACCGCAGCGACCTCGGCGGCATGAAGGCGAACGCCTCCGCGTACCCGATGTACAACCCGACTACGGTTAAGAACTTGGTTGGGTTTACCCAATCGTTTGATAACGCGGCTTGGACGAAAGGTGGTCTTGTCACGACTGGCATGGCCAATGTCACAGCAACCACCGATCCGTTGGGTGGTAACACCGCCGACAAACTTCAGGAAACCGCAACAACCGCAGAGCATTATGCTTTTCAAAGCGTTTCCGTAGGCGCGGCTCCGCATACGTTTAGCGTATATCTAAAAGCTGCTGAACGTACATGGGCGACTATCTATTTGTCCCCCTCAGCAGCCACACCAACATGGTTCAATCTTGCCCCTGATGGTAGCGGTGTGCCGGGTACGGTTGCTGCTGGTTTTACAGCGGCATCAACATATGTCGGAAATGGTTGGTATCGTTGTTCTATTACGGGAACAACAACGGCGGCAACTTGGGTCACAGTTGTAAATCCCTCGCTTGGAAATAACATTTCTGTAACCTACGCAGGAACGCTGAACTCTGGCATCTACCTCTGGGGCGCACAGCTCTCCGACAGCGCGTCCCTCGACACCTACGTGCCGAACTACGGAGCCGCACCGACTGCCGCTGCGTATTACGGGCCGCGACTGGACTACGATCCGGTGACGCTGGCGGCGAAAGGGCTGCTGGTGGAGGAGCAGAGGACTAATCGGATGCTTTACACGGATGAGTTTTCATTTGTTGGTGCTGCGGATCAGATTTGGTCGGTTCAGGAAGCAACCGTCACTGCTGATGCCGCAACATCGCCAGACGGAACTTCAAATGCTGACTTTGTTAAAGAAACGACAAACACAGGCGCTCATGGAATATACGGAAGCGTAACAACTCTAAGCAGTGTGTCTGGCGCTCACACAGTATCAGTGTTTGCCAAAGCAAATGGACGCACAAAGTTTAGGCTAACATTGTGGTCAGGCTCTTTGCCGTATGGCGGAGGCTCGGCAGGTGGCGCGGAATATGATCTTACTGCAAAGACAGCAGCCGCATACACAAACGGCTTTTGGACTGGTTCGTCACCAGTTATAACTGAACTTTCAAACGGGTGGTTCAGGTGTTCTGCCACTGTAGCGTTGCCCGGATCAGGATTTGTTTATTACGCCGTCACCTTCAATGATGGCGCGTCTTATTCCTATGCAGGCGATGTAACGAAGGGCCTGTATCTTTGGGGCGCTCAAGTTGAAGCCGGATCATTTGTCACGTCTTATATTCCAAATAAGGCGGTCTCGGCTGGTGTAACCCGCGCTGCTGATGTTGCTAGCGTCAGCACGCAAGCGTTCCCGTATAGTGCGACTGAGGGAACTTTGGTTGCGAACGCCACCATTGGCAATACATCAACTCAAGGGCCTGTAGCCGTAACGCTTAATGATGGGACAGGAAGCAACATAATTTACACGTTACAAATTGTTGGTACTGGGATAAGGCGGTCTGGCATCATTTATACAGGCGCTGTCGAACAAGCACTTCTGTCCGAAGCCCTCACGAATACAGTCGGGCTTACAACCAAGGCAGCGTTTGCATTTAAGGTTAACGATGTTGCTGGCTCAATTAATGGCGGAACGGTTTTAACTGACACATCTGCACTAATCCCTACGGTTAACACAATGAGGATTGGCGATAATGCGAACGGGAGTCAAACATTCAACGGCCACATCCGCCAGATCACCTACCTTCCGCGCCGCATCAGCAACACCGAACTCCAGACGAGGACCGCATAATGAGCATTGAAATCTTCGCATGGTGTTCGACTCGCGAACTCTTCGTCACGGGCATGACCACGACCGCCTTCCCTGACGGCTCAATGCTGGCAACGCTCGACGAGGACGGTCGGTTGATCCCGCATCAGGGCGTCATCATCGACGAGATCGGCCCGATCACCAAGACGCCTGCGGTGCTGGACGAGGATGGCAACGTGGTCACGCCTGCCGTTGTCATCGCGGGGCATCACGTCAACCTCCTCGCCATCGACCCCATCGTGGCGCTGCTGATGCAGGGACCGCCGGATGCAGAGGGCAACCCGACCGTGCTCCCGCAGTATGACGAGGACGGCAAGCTGCTGGGCGTGTTCCAGCGCACGAACATCCTGTCGCTGATCCCCGGCATGGTGTGGACGCCGATCCCCGGTCCGGGTGTTCCGGGTGGCTACGAGGGGCCGAACGGCGTCTGCCTGTTCGATCCGGCAGTGGTGCATGACCGCGCCAGGGTGTGGCTGTGAAGATCACCAAGCAGGAGCACGTCTAATGGCGCTCGACACCTACGCAAACCTGCAGACATCGATCGCCTCCTGGCTCAACCGGGAAGACCTGGCGGCGCAGATCCCCGACTTCATCACGCTGGCGGAGGCGCGCTTCAACCGCGACCTCCGCACGCCCGACATGACCAAGCGGGCGACCTCGACGATCACCTCGTCCTACGTGGATCTGCCGACGGACTGGCTGCAGACGATCGCCTGCCGCGTCACGTCCTCGACCGGCTACAAGGCGCTGGAGTATCTCTCCGCCGAGCTCTTCTATGACCTGGAGGGGCAGGCCCCGACCGGCCCGGCGCGCTACTACACGCTGGTCAACAACCGCATCCACCTGATCCCCGACGCCACCGGCGCCGACCTGGAGATCACCTACATCGGCAAGCTGACGCCGCTCTCCGGCTCAAACACGTCGAACTGGCTGCTGGCGCGCTCGCCCGACTTGTACCTGTACGCATCCCTGGTGGCTGCCGAGGCCTACCTGGTGAACGACGAGCGCGTCGGGCTATGGAAGACGGCCGCCGACCAGATCATCGCCGACATCAAGCTGGAGGGTGAGCGGGCTGCCCGACCGAGCGGAACCCTCCTGCAGCGTCGGCGGAGCTTCGGC